GAAGTAACGGATGACAGAGCTTGTAATCCCGTACAAACCTCGGGAACTTCAATTAAAGATCCACGATGCTATCGATGCCAACAGGTTTACAGTCGTGGTTGCCCATCGTCGCTTTGGGAAGTCTGTAGCGGCAATCAATCAGCTAATCAAGGCAGCAGTCCTGTGCGAAAAGCCAAATCCTCGCTTTGCTTATATTGCTCCAACGTACGGTCAGGCTAAACGAGTAGCGTGGGATTATCTCCAAGAGTACACAAGGCCATTAGGGGCTACATACAATGTATCTGAGTTACGTGCTGATTTTTGGGGGCGTAGGATTAGTCTTTACGGCTCTGACAATCCTGATAGCTTGCGCGGTCAGTTTTTTGACGGGGTTGTCATTGACGAGGTTGGGGATCAAAACCCAAAGATTTGGAACGAAATCATACGTCCTGCCCTTGCTGATCGTCTCGGCTGGGCTTGCTTTATTGGCACTCCAAAGGGTAACAATCATTTCCGTGAGTTAGCAGATAGGGCTAAAGATGAGCCTAATTGGGCATTTCTGGAGTTCAGAGCATCACAGACTAATGTGCTTCCAGAAGATGAGCTTAAAGCAGCACTCAGAGAAATGGGACAGGACAAGTATGACCAAGAATTCGAGTGCTCATTTAACGCGGCGGTTGAGGGGTCTTACTATGGTCAGATTATCAATAGTCTGGAGGCTGATGGTCGTATTACCGACTTTCCTCGTGATGATCTCTGTAAGTCTTTTGTTGCTTGGGATCTTGGGATGGGCGACTCAACATCTCTGTGGGTGGCTCAAGTGGCTGGAAAAGAAGTTCACATCCTTGAGTGCGTAGAGAATCACGGGGTAGGTTTGGACTGGTATGTATCATGGTTGCGTGAGAACAATTATCAGCACTTTGACCAGATATTGCCGCATGACGTAGAGGTCAGGGAGTTAGGTACTGGTAAAAGCCGTAAAGAGGTCTTACAAGAGGCTGGGCTGAACATTACGGTATGTCCTAGGTTATCGGTAGCTGATGGGATTCAGGCGGTCAGAAGGCTGCTTCCTCGGTGCTGGTTCCATACCCGGACTAGGAACGGTATTAACGCGCTACGTAACTATCGACGGGAATATGATGAAAAGCGGAGTGTGTTTTATGACAAGCCGATGCACGACTGGTCTAGCCATTACTCTGACGCAATGAGATATTTAGCTATTGGTCTTGACGAATCCGATAGTTCATGGCAATCGAAGTTGCCAATTTCTACAAAATGGGTTGTATAATGAGCAAAATTTCCCATAGGGGCTGTTATGCTCGATTCAGGCACAATCAAGGGCATCCTTGAGAATGAAATAGATAACTCGCTTGGTTACATTGATTCTGAGACAGTAGAGGATCGTAAACGAGCGTTAGAGTATTACTTGCGCCAACCTTACGGTAATGAGGTTGAAGGCCGCAGCCAGATTGTCACCGGCGAAGTCGCAGAGGCTATCGATGGTGCGCTTCCCCAACTTATCCGAGTCTTTACCACGACTGAGGATATTGTCTACTTTGAGCCTAAGAGTCCCGGCGACGAAGAAACCGCTAAACAGGCTACAGACTATTGCAATTGGGTCTTTTATCGAGAGAACGATGGGCTATTGATCCTGCACAACTGGTTCAAGGATGCTCTGTTGCAGAAGGTAGGCGTTGTTAAGTCTTATTGGGACGAGCGTGTAGACGTTACCAAGGAAGAATACGAAAACCTGAGCGAAGATGAACTTGCTCTATTGCTATCGGATCAGTCGATAGAGGTTGTCAAGCAGGAAGTTGAGTACGAAGAAGTAGTTGATATGCTTGGGAATGTAATGCAGATTCCTAAGTACGAGGTCTATGTCCAGCGTAAGAAAGAGTACGGCTGCGTCAAGATTGAGAACGTACCGCCTGAAGAATTCCTAATCTCTAAGTCTGCTAAGGATATTGAGACTGCTCAGTTTGTGGCTCATCGTCGCCTGATGCCTCGTAGCGATCTAATAGCTCTTGGCTATGACAAAGAGATGGTTGATAGCCTTCCTACGTATAACGACCTAGAGTTCTCAGACGAGCGTGTATCTCGGTTCTCTAATGGTGAGCAGCCTGATGACAATATCAGCCTTGACCAGTCTATGCAGACGGTTGAGGTATACGAGTGCTATATCCGGATAGATGAGGATGAAGATGGCATTGCAGAGCTACGTCGGATTGTCTATTGCGGCTCGGAAATCCTTGATGACGAGGAATGTGACTATATCCCGTTCCACAGTATTTGCCCGATTCCTGTCCCTCATAAGTTCTTTGGTCAGTCACTGGCTGATCGTACGATGGATATTCAGCTAGAGAAATCGACGATTACCCGTCAGTCTCTGGACAATATGTACTTGACGAATAATGCTCGTGTTGGGGCGGTAGATGGTCAGGTGAACCTAGATGACCTGTTGAACGCTACGCCTGGTGGAATTATCCGTCTGAAGGCTGCGAATGCTTTGGTTCCGCTAACGGTTCAGAGTACGTTCGGTCAAGCCCTGCCGATGATGGAGTATCTGGATCAGGTACAGGCTAAGCGCACTGGCGTTAATGACGCGCAACAAGGTTTAGATCCTGATGTGTTGTCTAATGTTACGGCTGCTGCTGTAGCTGCGATGATGAAGTCTAACTCTGGCAAGCTGGAGTTGATTGCTCGAGTGTTTGCAGAGACAGGCGTTAAGAGCTTGTTTAAGGGCATTCTGAGGCTTCTAGGCAAGTATCAGGACAAGCCTAAGCTAATCCGTATGCGTGGTCAGTATGTCCAATATGACCCTCGTACATGGGCTAATGAGTACGATATTTCGGTCAATGTTGGTCTGGGTTCTGGGGATCGGGAACAGAAGCTGACAATGCTTCAGATGATTCTCTCCAAGCAAGAGCAGATTATCCAGCAGTACGGTGCAGCTAATCCATTGGTTAGCGTTGGTCAGTATCGGAACACATTGGCTAAGTTCATTGAGGCGGCAGGATTTAAGGACGCATCGGAGTTCATGAATGAGATTACGCCTGAAATTAATGCTGCGCTATCTCAGCCTCAACCACCAGCACCGGATGCTCAAGCGGAAGTTGCACAGATGCTTGCTCAGGTGGAACGTGAAAAGACACAGGCAAAAGCCCAGATTGACGCGGCTAAACTTGATCTGGAGAGACAAACCCTCGAAGCGGAATATACCCGTAAAGGTATAGAGATGCAGATGAAGAACCAGCGTGATTCGGCTGAACTTCGGATTAAAGAGGCAGAGTTAGCAGTTAAGCAATTGCAAGCTGTATTGGCTTTGGATCTGGCTGATGAGGAAACCAAGAACAAGCAGACTGAGTTGACTCTGAAGGCTCTTAAAGAGCTTGGTGCACTGACTAAAGGTATGCAATGAACAAATCTCAATGGGCTGAGAATCTACTCCGCGATGATTACTTTAAGGAAATGATGCAGGACTTAAGGGATCAAGAGATTAACAAGTTTTCAATGAGCGACTATAACGACCTAGATGTAAGAGAACAGGCTTATATGCGTTTGAGGGTAATCGAGAGCCTTGAGGATCATCTAAAAGGCATGGTTGCTGATAAGAAGATAAAGGAAAGCAGATTAAAAATTTTGTAACCGAGTCGGGCGGTTCCCGATATAATTAAGGAAACATTGATGAGCGATACTCAGAACACGACACCCGAGGGTAGTGGTGAGTTGACGGTGGATGGTGCAGCTAACGCTATTTTGGGCTTAATGGGTGGAGAAGAAGGCTCCGAACAGGAACAACCGGAAATCCAAGCAGAAGCCAACGATAGCGAGGCCGAATCTGATGATTACGAGCAATCGGATGAGTCAGAGGTAGAACAAGAAGATGATGTTGAAGAAGCCGAGGAACCTCAGAAATTCCGTGTCAAAGCCGCTGGCGAAGAACGGGAGGTCACCCTAGATGAGCTTATCAAATCTTATCAACTTGGCACTGATTACACCAAGAAATCGCAAGCTGTAGCTGAGGAACGTAAGGCGGTTGAGGCCGAGCGCCAAGCGGTTCAAGAGGCTAAGGCTCTGCGCGATCAATACGCGCAACGTCTTGAGATGATGGAGCAAATGCTCAAACCTCAAGATGAGACGGAAAACCTAGCTTACCTGAAGGAAACTGATCCTATTGGCTACTCTGTAAAGGTAGCTGAGATGGTCGAGAGGGATAAGCAACTCAATGCTGTTAGGGCTGAACGCGAGCGTATCGCACAGCAACAAGAGCAGGAACGGCAACAACAGCTTCAGCAGTATGTCGCTGAGGAAAGCCAGAAGTTAGTGGCGGCTGTTCCAGAGTTTGCAGACCCAACTAAGGGTGAGACTTTGCGGAAGAACATCCGTGAGTTTGGCAAGAGTCTAGGGTTTTCGGATCAAGAGTTAGCTGGAGTCTATGATTCCAGAGCAGTTCTGACGCTTTACAAGGCTATGCAGTATGACAAGCTGGTCGCTAGTAAGCCAGAGGTTACTAAGAAGGTATCTCAGGCTCCTAAAGTGATTAAGCCGGGCGTATCGCAGCCTAGGGATAGTTCAGCGGAGGAATTAAAGAAACTTAAGTCGCGGGTTAGGAATTCTGGGAAAGTTTCCGATGCCGCAAGTGTATTTGAACGATTTATTTAGGAGTTAAATCATGGCAATTTATAACGCTCATACCGCTATTGGTCAGCGCGAAGATCTGACCGATGTTATCTATGACATTTCGCCGACTGAGACGCCTTTCATGTCGTCGATTGGCAAGACCAAGGCTACTGCTGTTTATCACGAGTGGCAGACTGACTCGCTGGCTGCTGCAACGACTGCTAACGCTGCTGTTGAAGGTGCTGACGCTTCGGACGCAACTCTGTCGCCGACTACTCGTCTCGGTAACTACACCCAGATCCTGCAGAAAACCATCAAGGTTTCTGGCACTCTGGACACCGTAAACAAGGCTGGTCGTAAGTCTGAGAAGGCTTATCAGCTTGCTAAGGCTTCGCAAGAAATCAAGCGCGATCTGGAAACCATCCTGCTGTCGAATCAAGGCCGTGACGCTGGTTCGTCGAACTCGACTCCTCGTAAGATGGCTTCTCTGCTGTCGTGGATCAAGACCAATACCGACTATGGTTCGGGCGGTGCAGATCCTACTACTATCGGCGTTTCTACC